AAAGATGTAAGATCTGTTAATCAACAATTTACGAGGAATCAGAAAAATTTTATCGAAAATGAGGATTATTTCAGAATCAATAAGAATGATCCTGAGGTTATCACAAATTGTGACCACCTCGTATTTGATAAGTTTAGTCCGGCAAAAGAGGCATATCTTTTTACACTAACAGGTTATTTAATGCTTGTTAAAACTTTTAATGATGAGAAATCTTGGGAAGTTCAAAGAACATTGGTAAACAGTTATTTTAAATTAAAAGAAATTGAGAATCTTACTGAAATCAATCAGTTAAAAAATTTGCTGTCGTATTCCTATTATACTCCTGAAAAGGTTATATCTATAATCAGATGGTTTTATATTCATGAACACATTGCCACAAACTCTGACATGACGAGAGAAAAAATAGAAAATATGTTGCGATATATAAATTGTAATCCTCCGTTAAAGGTTAACGAGATTTGTAAGTTACTTGATATTTCTAAAACTACTTTTTACAGGTATAAAAAGTTGATTGACGAGGTATATAATAATATGGGTATTGGTGAGAGATAAAAAAAATGAGGAGGCGGTCGATAATATCGACCAAGAAAGAGGTTATCACAATCTGTGATTCAGGATTTATTTTAGGAGGAATAGAATGACAATATTTAATTGCGAATGTGGTAATACTTTACTAATGCAAGATAACGATATCTCTTGCGTTTGTCAAAGATGTTTTCTTTCATATGAAAGAGGTATCAAGAAAAAAGATATAAAATCTAAGATTTTATATAAGCATTGCAAGACGGGAAATGTCTATGAAGTTTTAGACGATAACGCTCTTAATGTTACTAACGGTTTTGAGGAACAAAGATGCGTTTTATATACGAGAAATGATATAAAAACAAAATCATTTGTAAGAGAATACGATGAGTTTATGGAAAAGTTTAAAAAAATTTAGGAGGAATAAAATGAATGAATTAACAGTATTTAATTTCAATGGGGAAGAGGTAAGGACGGTTATTGTTAATGATAAACCTTACTTTGTGGCAAAAGATGTTTGTGATATTTTGGATATTCAAAATGTCTCACAGGCAATTAATGGAAATCAAGAATCGGGAGCAACAGGGCTTGATGAAGATGAAAAGCTGACCTACAAAATCTATATATCAGGTCAGAATAGGGATGTTCTTTTAGTAAATGAAAGCGGAGTTTATTCGCTAATATTTAAAAGCAACAAGCCCGAAGCAAAAGTATTCAAGAAGTGGGTTACTTCCGAAGTCTTACCGAGCATAAGGAAAACAGGGAAGTATGAAAAAGAACCTGAAAAAGATGTAGAAAAAAAAGACTTGATTAATGTTATCAAAAGAATGTCAAATCAAATTGTAGAGACAAACAAATTCTTACTTAACTATTTCGGGCATAAACAGACAGACGATGAAATATGGATAAGTACGCAGGAATTATTAGAACTGGCTAATTACAAATCTAAAGGCAATGTAACCTATCACAGTAAAAAAGAGGGGTGGATTTGCAGACCGATTGCCGGCAAACCTCAACATTACGAGTATAAACTCGAAAGTCTGCCGGTAGACATACAAACAAAGTTTTATGAAAAGTATAACAAGGACGAGTAGGTTTAAGACGGGTTTAGTGCCCGTCTTTTTTTGTATTAAAGTAATTTAAAATAAAATATTTTAAAAATATTTATAAAATTTGACAAAAAATAATAATTTGTATAAAAGTATTGTAATGATTTTACTTATGAAGTATAATTTATTATATTATAGTATATGTAAGAGATTTAATTCCGATAATCTAATTATCGATTTTTGAAGTAAGGGGGCTTGTATGGCAGAAGCTAAAAGAGATTTAATAAAAGAATCCAAGGAATTAGGAATCATTGATGTTAGGTTTTCTGGTTCTGGCCCGGTGATTAAAGCTACAGAAAATCTATATGACTCAATTAGAGAATCCTTAAAATTGGAAGAAGTTCAAAAATTTATTAATTCTTAAATGTTTTTTAGTTGATAAAAACGGGATTTATTCCCGTTTTTTTTTATAAAAGGAGTATGGTAATGGTATTTAATAAAATTATCAGTAATTTTTCAAAATTATTAAAAGATTTATATTTGCATAAGCCTATTGATTCTAAACAAATGATTGTCCCATTAAATGAATATTTTAGTGAAAAAATATATAAGAAGTGTTTATTAATATTATTAAAGAGTGATTTAGATGGAAGATGTGGTTGTTTTTCCCCAATAAAGTTTAATGATAAATATATTTTTTTTATCGCTTATAATGAGAAATATGATATTTTTTGGGGGCTTTATCGCATATTCAGAAAAACGACTATAGTGCATGAATTTTGTCATTTTATTGCATTTGTAACCAAACTTGAAGAATCATATATGACAGATGAAAAAGTATGTGAAATATTTGAATCTTATTTAAAAAGTCTAAAAAAATCTATTGAAGTTGATGAAATTCTTGCACTAATTACTACTACTTCGGTAGAAGAAATTAAACAGCATTTTGATAAACATTTTAGATATTGTGAAAATGATAATATTGATTATGGGGAATTATTTGAAGAATTATTGTTGCCAATAAAGGAAGTCGAAAATGCGTGGAATAAAATTTCAAAGGTTGAGGATATTTATGCTCATATAGAAAGTAAAAATTATGAAAAAGTAACTGAGTGGATTGAAACTTTAATTAAATATATTTCTGATGATTCTAATATTCCTCTTAATATAGCTAGGAGAAAAGTTTTATCTAGAATAGACACATTGATTGATAAATTTATATTAAAAAGAAACAATTAACTTTTCCCCAATATTCTTTCACATTTTCCCTCACAATTTTCTTGACAAGTGAATTTATTTTTCTCATATATAAAATATGAATGAAGCAAATCAAATCATCGAAAATAAAGATAGTGATATTCTAAAAAACATTGTCGGAAATGAACTCTATCAAAAAATATCATACGAGTTCGGAGGGGATTATATCTATATCCCGAAACCAAGAAAGATTTGTAAAAACGAGATATATGTTGACTTTGAGAACGGCGATGATTTCAGGGTTATTGCAAGAAAATATGACTATACCGTAAAATATGTTGAAAAGATATATAGGGATTATCTCAGGGCAAAACGGGGCGTAAGAAAAGAGCAACTAAGGGAATTGTTTTAAGGGGAATAAATGAAAGTGTTTAAGAATGGCGTTAATTTATTTAATTTTATCATGGCAATAATTCCATTTATTGCATTTGGTTTATCTTTGTTTAATTTTGATTTTCTTAAGTTTCTTAGTAACAAAATCGATATAGAGTTTCAGTTCCTTTTATACGCTATTTATTTCAGTATTCTCGGATTTTCTAATTACTTTTATGAAAAATATAAAGAGACGCATCCGGATATAATCATTGAAAATATAGCGTTTGTGAAAACAGAAGAACTAAATAAAGGAGAAAGATTTTTGTCGTTTTCTTTGTATCTGTTAAATAAAACCGAAAGAGACATTAATATTTTATCCTATAAGTTTGATACAATGAAAAGAGTTTTTGAGTTTGACAAAGAGCATGAAAAAAAAACCGTCAAAGCCAATAATTCATATGTTGAATATTTTGAAAAGATAGATGCAAACAATGTCAGAAGGGTTTTATTAACAATAGAGTTTTCCAATAATTTTGCGATAAAGAAATATATCAATCTTTCCTAGTATCGAGTTTATCGTCGATAAGTTTTTTAATCTGATTTAACTTGTCTTTAATGATCATTAAAGTAAAAAAAGAAGAAGCGCATAATACAAGCCCAAGAAATAAAAGTATTTTATCCATTGTTTTACTCCCTATAAAAAATTTTACTATAAAATAAAATGAAAGTAAAGAGAATTATTGATTTTTTTTGAGTAATGGAGTATAATTAATGTGTAATCCAATGGTATCGGCTAGGAATCTGTAAGCCAGAGGAAGATTTTAATCTTCGTCGATATGGGCGGGGATCGACAGTCCCGCACCATTGGGTTTATTTTTTATAAATCTCATCATAATTTCCTTTATTTAATCCGTCAATTTTTGATACTTTTTCGCTTGTGTAAAACTCGAGGCAGTTATTGAATTTTTTCTTAAATATCAATCTTATTACATTTTCATCATCTAATACTTTAATGTAATGATAGGTATCGTAGTTTCTTTTTGGTTTTTTCTCTTTCAAAATATAATCGGGATCTTTTATCCATTTCCAGATTTGTCTGCATTCTTCAATTGATAAAATTCTTTCGGGCTTGTCTACTCTTTTGCTGTCTCGTATACTATGTCTTAATTTACTATCGGTTACATACAATCGCGGATCTGTTTTTGTCTTATCTTCAATCTCTTTATTTAAGACGGTAAGAAGTCTATCAAATCCTTGCGGTTTGTAATTTGCCTTGGTTACTTCATTAACCCAATTTTTCCACTCGGCTTCGTTCATCTGATATTGAGAGATTTGTTCTCTGTATGATTCTTTAACCAAATCAAGAGCGGTTTTCTTTTTCTCTTCCTCTTTACTTATGATATAGTTTTTTAGATATGTATATTGTTGCCAGTCGGGAGACCATTTCTCTTTACCCGGATTATAACGCCACTCTTCAGGACAGAATAGATCCCAATTGACATTAAGACTGTCTATGCTTCCGTCGTCATTTGAAGTAGTAACATCATAATCGCGATTTGCCGTATTTTCGGTTACAGAGTAAACAGTACATCTACAACCCCAGCCGTTCGGGGGATAGTGGCTATCCCAGAAAGGATCGTCGTAACGGAAACATTTATTATTTAAAAGCATATGTTCTTTTCTCGTCCGTTGGTCCATAACGGCAGAATATACCCAGTAAGGTCTGACATTGGTAAGTCGTTGCATTTTACGATATCGCCCGGATTGGTAAGAGGTTGTCATATTGGTCTTATAGATTATCTTTAATCTCCAATTGAGATAAGAGTTTTTTTGTTCTTTTGAAATATTGTCTCTACCGCCATACCATCCCTTTTCTTTTAATATCGGTTTAATGTTCTTTTTAAAGTCTTTAAAAGACTGACCTTTTTCAAGAGCGTTATTCATCGCTTCAAAAATATCATTTAAGATATCGGCTGTTAAACTATGAGCGACCGTGAAGGCATGGGAGTGTTCGCCATGTTTCAGATCGTCCCAGTTTTCAGAAGGAACAATCTTTTTTAATTTTAAGAAGTCAAGCGCGTCTTTTGGGGTAAAATCAGCCATCAAATCGCTCCTATATCTCTAACTCTTCTATAAAACAGTTTTTGAAAGCATTAAACGGGGGTAAATTCAAAAATCGATAATTTATATTAAACCACTTTTTTGATTGATAGCGGGCTTCTATTTGCATATATGAATTCATCGCTTTTTTGCTCCGATTTGACTTGCAACATAACGGACATTATCAAACATAACGGCTATATCTTCGAGTTTTAAAGTCGGGTATTTGTTAATAATCTTTTCAGTAAACTTTTCAAAGGTGTCAACATCATCAATACCGGAGAGAATATCGTCAATTAATATATCGGTCGCTTGTTGAAGTTTACCGGCGTTCTTTGTTTCAAACTCATTCATTAGTTTGTTGTCTTTTTTAATAATCCGTTCGTCTTTACTTGAGAAGAGTTTATTAAATAATCGGAATAAGGCGAACTGTTTATTTTTCTCTTTCTTTTTAGGTTGCGGTTTATTGTAAATTTCTTTGCTCGTTTTGTCATCGGGATTATCGTCCGACTCTTCATCGTCCGACGCTCCCGGGTGAAGCCCGTCGTTCAGACTCCTTGTAAAGTCTCTACCGTTTACAAGATTATAATTTCTTTCAATATACTCGTCGGTGAATGCGATTTTAAAACTGTTTATAAGCATAATATCCCGTTCGAGTTTATCTTTATTTAATTCTTTTGGCTTTTCAAACTCAAAATAACAACCCTCGATATCGCTACTAAAGTTGACAGTTTGCCAGTATGTTATAATGGTGTTGATAGCCGGTTCGATTAACATCTTATCAAGATCGATTCGTTCTTTTCGGATATCGTCGGCAACCTCGGCGGCAGATCTTGCTCCGTTTTCTCCTTGTACGGTCGTATAATTTTCTCCGAGTATACGAACTGATATAGTCCTATCAATTTCATGTAAGAAAGATTGATATAAATCTTTACTGCTTCCCTTATCTTTTGACTCGACTACTTCGACTTTAATCTTTTCAGGGAATACAGCAACCCCTCCCGTAACGAGATTATCAAGAGAGGTTAAAACATCGTTAACAAATTTTTTATCTTCATAACGGTTTTCAGGGATTTCTGCCTTTGCATACGCTCCGCCGAATTTCTCATTAAAGATAGTCCAGAACTTCCACCCGCCTTTTTTAAAGACAAGCATCCAGAAAAGAATAGAAGCCAATTTTTTACCGTAAGGATTAACAAAACTATTAAAATATTGAGTTAAAACAAACTTATAGGGTGGCAACTCCTTTTTATCGCCCACATAAAAATTGAGATAGTTATTAATTACAAGACGGTTTTCTTTGTCAAAACCAAACCATTCGCAAGGTTTACCGACAATCTCCTTTATATCCCATATAATCTCGCTTGTTAATTCGGTCTTTTTGGGTTCGTATACAATTTCAAGGACAGAGTAACCGAATAAAATACAATCAAGAATATCGTTAAAAAGTTGAAGTCTGCTTATCTTCTTAAACTTCTCACTAAAATATGCGGCAATTTTTAGAGACATTTGATTAGTTTCATTGATAGGCAGGAATGAATATTTTTCACGACAGATTGCGGTAACCCTTTTTTCCCAGAGTCCGTCAAAGAACGGTTCTTTTATCAAATCTCTAAAAAAATCGTAGTCGTACCCCTTTTCTCTTAATATCTTATCAGGGTCGGGAAGAATATCTGAAATATATTCGAAAGCAAGAAAAAACTTATCCCGTGTTAAAAAGTGTTTTGAAAAATCATCGTTAATCATCGTACCCCTCCGTTATTGATTGGTTTCTTTTTTTTGAGACAGGAGAACTGCAAACAAAACTAATCATAAAAATCAGTAATTTTCTGATGCCCATTTCAAGAGCATCCGGTCCGTCATCGTTAATTAAAGGCGTCGGAAAATCTACAAGTTGCTCTTCAAGTGTTTCTATGTCTTTACTTTCCGAGTTATGAATAACCTCACCCCTTTCATAATAGGTTGAGATTGTTGAAACTCTCGCAACCTTATTTTGAGTATTTCGGATAGGTTCTCTTGGCAATCGGACTTTTTTCTCCTGCTCGATTTTGTTCCATAACTCTTCGAGCGTTGAGAATTTTTCTTTATCCTCCGTACAGTCCTCATATAAAAAGATGTCGATTTTGTATATTGAAAAAAAGTAATAACACTTCTTTAAAACTTCATAATTTGTAGTCTTACGGATAAACGAATCAATGACATAAAAAATACCCTCTTTAATACCTGTAATAATTAATGCTTTGTAGTCGCCTGTTTTTGTGTTTGAAAAATCGATACTTGCGACAATACAATCAAAGTTGATATTATTAATATCTTTCTTTGGAAGATATTTAAACCACTCGCGACGGAAAATACTCCCGTCGTAATTAATTGCAATGAGTTGAAACTCCTGATTAAAGAACATTTCACCCATCATCTTTTTTTGTCGTAATAATTCTTCGAGAGTCCAGCGATCTAACCAACTTGAAACATCTTTACCGTTTTTCTTGATGATGGCAGGATATATAAAAGTTTTGACCGCTTCAAATTGGGTATCGTCAATTTTGATACCGTTTTTTAAAGCAAAGCAGACATCTTTACTGTTTACCGGCGTTGCAAGGATATAGCATCTAAAATCTTTTTTGAATGCCGGGAGTAAATCAAGGTAGATGTATTCGATAATATTTTTAACGAAGTTCTTATTTTTTGCAAGTTTTCTATTTTGAATATCGTCAAGCACTGCAAAGCCCGGACGATGTGAAAGAAACACACTACCTCTCGGATCCTGTTTGATGGATAAAGGCATAACACAGCCGAAAAAATCATTATCTACCGTAATTTGAACATCGTTTAAAGACTTCTTAACTATCCTGTAATCATAATCCTGTTTCAATCTGGGGTTATATAATAATTCAAGTAAGATACGACCGACGAAGATTTTTGATTTTTGCACCGTATAGGAGATACAAAAACCAAAATTCTCCTGTTTTGTAAGTATAAGCCAGACAGGGAGAATGAGATCGAAAAGCGTAGATTTACCGGAGCCGCGAAAAGCCATTAAAAGAACAATCTCATTTTTTAAAGGAATTATCTTTTTGTTCCATTCTTTATGAAAAGTTGCAAAAGGGATTTTGAAATACTCAGGGAAATAGGTAACTGCAAAGGAGAGAAAATTGTCTTTTGTCTCAATTATTCTTTTTTGTTTTGCCTCATCTGAAAAGTCGTTGAAGTTCGGACGGGTTCGTATCTCCTCTTTAAGAAGTTTCCATTGTTTTTTGAATTCGCCGAGCGTTTTTATTTTAGTCATAAATATCCGCTTTATCTAAAAGTATTGTTTGTATCTCGTCCCAGTAACCTGCCATAATTTGTCTGACCTGAGGGTTTTTCTTTGAAAGATATAGGTCTGTCTCTTTAATCATATCAATAATTGTATTAATATATAACGACTTGGGAAAAATCTTTTTTAGGTTTGAAATGTGTTTGGTTAAAGCATCAGATTTTTTACTGTCAAAAAATGATTCAGGATTATCTTTTATTTCAAGTAGTTTTTGTTTCACCAATTCGTAGTAGATTCTTTGAACTTCTGAAAGTCCCGTGTTTGCCGAGCGTTTTAACTCGTCCCAATCTTTACCGAGAGATAAATCCTCTCGTTTCCAGCGGTAAACAGTAGAGTCTGAAACTTCGAGAATATCGGCGATTTCAATAACCGTTTTATTTTTCTCTGTGTAAAGTTTGAATGCCTCTGCTTTTTTCTCTATGTCAGCCATCTAATCAAGCCCCTCTTTTTCTAAATATTTCATAAACTCCAAAGGTTCAAAGTATGTTCTCTGACCGTTAAAATACCATTTTATTTTAGCTTTTAACTCTTTTACAAAAGCGTTATCGTTTTGATAGGTAAAAATTTCATAATGAATATGAACACCTGTTGAATTACCGGTTGAGCCGGAAATTGCGACAACATCGTTTTTATTTACCGTCTCGCCTGCATATTTTAAGATTTTTGCATTGTGAAAAGAGTTTGAATAGAATAAAACATCTTTAATGCGTTTTGAAATCTGAACATAATAGCCCTCTTTTTGTCCGAATTGTGACTTATTTATTAAGCCCCTTAAACCTGCGTAAGTTTGAAGGTGCATAGGTAAAAAATCAATCCCTGTATGAAACTCTAATTCTTTGGTAATCGGATTTATTCGTTCGCCAAAAGGACTCGTAATTTTAAGTAAAAAATATGGATTCATAAACTACCTCTCTATTTGTATATTCAACTCTTTTTCAAGTTGTCCGTTTAATTCATTGATTGAAATCATCGCATCCGAAATTGTAAGTTTGAAAGCGATCATAAACATCTCGATTATTGATAGTAACTTCATCATCTCATCAGGATAAATATCGTTATTTGATATATCTTTGATGGATTGAAATGTTAGCTCTACATGCGGAGAATGCCACTTATCAAATTTTTTAATAAATATTTCAGGTATCTTAATAATCCGTCCATTGTGTTTTATCTCTTTTTCTCTTGCTAAACTATTATACTCTTTAATTCCATTTAAAAATATTTCGTTTATATCGTCAGTGGAAACGACCCCGCCTGAAATAAGAATTTGTTCTTGATTTGCAATGTAATCGTAAAGAATTGTTTTAAAAACAGTGAATTTGATTATCAAAAACTCTGTTACAACTATTTTCTTTAATTCGTGAGATATTTCAAGTTGAGGAATAGCTATGTCAATAAAATATTGCATAAGTTCAAAAAACGGGTGTCTGGTTAAACTCTTTTTTATGCAAAATTTTTTCTCATTGATTTGAGGTAATTCTGTCTCGATTGATTGTTTGTTATCATCGCTTTTTTCAAGTTCGAGAAACGGAGTTTTAATCTTTTTCAAATTCCTCGACAAATTCTTTAGTATCAAAATAACTCCAAAGCCAAGAAATACTAAAGCAAATACGATTATCGTAATCGCCAGAAAGCCGTAAAAATTAATGTTGTTAAAATCAATATTCATTCTGTTTTTTCCTTATTCAAAAATTATGCCGAAGCCAAAGGATAATCCTCCGCCAAAAATAGTTGTTTGAACAGTAGGTTGACCTGTCCCGAGATTTGTCGAGGGGAACCCACTGTTCAGTATATTTTTGCCAAATATAAAATTAACTCCCGGAGAGATATAAAATCTTTTAAAGAAATAGATCTGATAACTGTTATTTATTTGTATGGTTCCGTCAAAGTTATTATTTAAGTTTGCAGTTGCAGTTAAAGAAAAGCCCCACTTCGGCTTAAACTCTTTTTTTAGTTGTCGTTCTAATTCTTTCTCGCTCTCCCGATACAAACCTGAAACTACTTTATAAGCTTCCGAAAATCTTTTTGCCTCTGTCAAAGCAGTCTGAAAATATACCCATTTTTCCCAGTCAGATTTTTTTTGAAAATCAATGTAGCCAATCTGTTTATTGTTTGGGAACAATGAGACTGTTGTTAAACAAAGCGTCAATAGTGCTATCGTTAAGATTTTTATTTGTTTCATCAAATTTCTCCTTTCTTTCTTTAATATTTTTTGTTTTTTCTATCGTTTCATTACAACATCTTGAGAACAAAAAAGCTGCCAGTAAAAAAATAATAGTCAGAGGCACTATAAATTTTATACATTTTTCAAAGTTATTTATCATTTTGTTTCCTCCTGAAAAGATAAAAAAAACTTAATCAATTTTAGGTTTGATTTCAACTGAATATATTTACTGAATATTTATACGGAAACGATTTACAGAAAAAATATTCCGAACCGTTTTTCTTGGATTTTGTAAGGGTTAGAATGTTATTTTGTGAATAAAGAATATGGGGGAAATATGCAGGAGTTTTGTATTTTCAAATGCGGAGATTATCCTCAGGGAAAATTTCCAAAAGACGGAATGGAAATATATGTAAACAAGTTTAATGAAAGCAAAGATGAAATACCTATTTTTATCGGTCATAAATGGGTCTCATTTACTGATGAAGATGAGTTATCTCACGGGTGGATTAAACAGTTAAGAATCGACGGACAGGGTAAAGTTTTTGCAACAGAATATGAACTTGATGATTTTGCAAAAGAAAAGATTGCCAAAAAGAATTTAAAGAAAGGGTCTATTGAAATTATCGGAGATGGGAGCGAAGAGAGACCATTTCAAATACTTGGTTTTGCTTTATTGGGAAGAACTGTGCCTGCAGTAAGTCAAACATTCTTACCAAGTATATTTCAAAATATCTTTGGTAAAGAGGAGAACAAAGAGGAAAAAACTAACTTTTTTAGTTTTGACATAGACGAGGATTTAAAAAAATCCTTTTCACAACAACCTTCAGATGAAGGAAATCTTACAAAAGGAGAAGAACCCATGACAGAAGAGGAGAAAAAAGCATTTGCAGATATGCAAAACTCAATTACTCAACTATCAAATGAAAACAAGCAGCTAAAAGAAGATTTTGCAAAACTTTCTTCGGCAAAAAAAGAGGACGACGGTAAAGCGTTCTTTGAAAAGAAAGTAGAGGAAGGAGTAATACTTCCCGCAAATCTGCCAAATGTTTTAAAAACTTTTAACTCATTACAGACAGACGAACAAAAAGAGAACTTTAAAGCAATGTTCGGTAATGATCCCGTAACATATACGGGACATACAGCAACAAAACCGGATGATAAAAAAGAGGATGTATCAGAGTTTGCAAAGGCAGGCGAAGAGATAGCGGCGCTTGTAAACGGAGGTAAAAAATAATGGAAAGAACTACTTACACAGACGAGAGAAAATCGATTATCGGAGGAAGTCATCCAATCGTTACTCTTGGTATTACAGTCGTTTCAGGGTCAGGAGTTTTAAAAGCGGGAACTGTTCTCGGTAAAGTAAGCGCAACAGGAAAATACGCTCCTTATGTAAAAACTAATACCGATGGAAGCGAAGACGCAAAATGTATACTTGCCGCAGATATTGACGCAACAGCGGGAGACATAAACACAAGCGCATATTTTCACGGTGAGTTCAGAAAATCCGCTCTTACAGGAATCGATGCCGAAGGCGAAGGCATGTTAAACGAAAAATTGATATTCATTAAGGAGGAAGTATAATGCCGGTAAGTTTATTTGATTTTAGAACTTTAACCGAAACGGTTAATAGAATTATTCCAACAAAAACAGTTATAAGCGATAATGTATTCGCAAACAAAAAACAGGTTTATGCGAATCATATCGAAGTCGATATTGTCGAAGGTCGAAGAAAAATCGCTCCTATCACAAATCCAAATAGAGAAGCCCCTCTTGTTTCAAATCTTACAAGAAAAAAAGAGATATACTCTTTTCCAAATGTTAAACAAAAGAAAGTCCTTGATTTTAAGGACCTTGTAGGCGTTCCGCCGGGATATAATCTATACTCGGGAAACGGAGACACTATAGAGAACGCTAAAATGCAAAAGATTGCAGAAGAACTCCTTGAACTTAAAGAAAATGTAATAAGAAGACACGAGTATCTCTGTTGTCAGGCGTTATCGGGAGTAATTAATTACAAAATAGATAATCAATCCTATTCGCTTGATTTTGGAATGCCTGCGACTCACAAAATAACTCTTGAAACAACCAATAAGTGGTCGGAAACAACGGCAAAGATTCTTGATAATATCAAGAGTTGGATTCGTCTTATCTCAAGCGATGCGGGAAAGAAAGCAAAACGAGCTTATATGGGAAGCGATGTCGCAGATGTCTTTTTGAAAGATGAAAAGATCGTAAAACTTCTTGATACCGCAAAGGCAAGTATCGGAGAGATAGGCTTTGAAGTTAGAGAAAAAGAGGGTGTAGTTTATCACGGCAGACTTTTTGGGGTAGATCTATATGAGTATTCAGAAGAGTTTACAGATGAAGACGGAACGACAAAACCCTTTATACCAAAGAACTCTTTTATCTTAACGCCTGAGAAAAATAGAAGCATATTTTATTCGGGACTCATTAAGGACGCAAGTTTAGAGACAGCATCGGCTTTACCATTTTTTGCAAAATCATGGGTAGAGCAGGATCCGGGTACAAGATATTTACTTGTTGATTCAAGTCCGTTGCCCGTTCCGCATGCACCCGAAGAGTTTGTTTACGCTTTAGTTTTATAAGGGGGAAAGAAAGATGAAAAAGCCATTTTTATTATTTTTGTTATTGTTTACAGTTTTTATTCCTGTTTTCGGAGTCGTGGGAAGCGAAAAACAGGCAAAGGGGGAAGGTATGTATATACAACCGATTGATATTCTTGAAACAAATGATCCTTTTAAAATCGGCAAGTCATTACGACTTGATATTCCCGATGGAATGACCATAGAAAAAAGAAATACGATCTATCAACAATTGAGCGATGAAGAAAAGGTTACTTTTGATAAGTTCTACATCCTTGATATTAATAAGTACAAAGGAAATACGGACAACTCAAATGCCGATAAAATCGCTCTCATAAATATATTTCTTAGGATCAGTAATAATAAAATACTCGATAGAATCATAGAGGATAGCGAGGCGGAGATAAATCTTGCCCTGACTTCGTCGGGACATATAACACCGGTTACTAATGACAAACCATATTTTGATATCGTAAGAAACTGGTCTAAAAAACTCACTATGTATTATCTGATACTCGGTAGCGGTATAAAGAACGAATCGACAGCCGAGAAAGAATTTTTAGAGATAGGTAAAGGCGTCAAGGAAGAATTGAAGAGATTAACAGAGGGTAAGTTAAAACTTGCCCTCTCAAACGATAGTCTTGTAATTAAAACGCCCGCAAAAACCTGCGATTGGTCGAAGTACGAAAAATTAGGTTAAATAAATGGGTATAACCGTTAAAATCGACGAGGCAAGTTTTGGTAATATCGTAAAGAAAATCGAGGCGGTCGCAGAATACGACAAAAAAAAGTTTCTCGATAGTATGGGAATGGATGCTTTAAGGTTAAGTAATAAAGCTTTTAAGACAAAGACAGATCCAAATGACGGAAGCAAATGGGAGGAGTCTCAAGCCTCAATTATAAGAGGTAAAGGTAATACGACTCTTGTCGATTCGTCGATTTTAATGGGTAGCATTGATTATATCAGTAATACGGCAAGCGGGAGCGTAGATGTCGGAACAAATATTGAATATGGTAAGCAACATCAAACAGGAGAAGCAGGAAAAGGAAAAAATCGATACGATGTTGTAAGACGAAGGTTTCTCGGCGTTCCTCCGACTTTTGCAGAGGAACAGGCAGAGGAGATAATAAGGAGTTTGAGGTTATGATAGCGTCTATCACAAAGGATTTTATCGAAAAGATCATCAGCGAATATACCGACATAATCCGCGTTGCAAGAAATAGAAGCGACGAGCAAACACACCTTTCTGACAACGCTCTTCCGTTCGTATCATTAATAACCGCTAACGGATTATTTGACGAGAGGATGGCTAAAGAGGGTATTACTTACAATAAGTCAATCCCGACAGAGTTTTCGTATTACTACTTTGAGACTATATTATCAAAACTCGATGACGGAAAAAAAAGTTTACTTAATGCTTTATATGAACTTGATGAGCCCGGTACTTTTTATAAGCAGATAGAAAATATATCAAAAGAGGCAAAAGAATCTCTAAAAGGAATACTCGGAGAATTCGGCTATGGTAAAAAATATCAATGTAATATCAGGGGAGCCGCTCAATTGCCTATTGAAGTTAGAGTCTTCTCAAAAAGCGAAAGAGAGTCGGATGAGATATTAAAAAAAATATGCTCTAATATTCCTTTTCAGTGGGTTAACGAAGGAGTCGAAGGGAAAATCATGATTTATAAATTCGGGAGTTCCGACTGGTCAGATGATATTAAAGACTTTAATCTCTCATGGGCATTAATTGATTTTTATATGGATGTAATCTCAAAGTCGGTAGAGATACCAACAATTAAGGCATCGACTATGGTCGGTATGGGTATCGGCGGATAGTTCAACAATGGGCTTAAGCCCATTGCCAATATAATTTTTTGGAGGAAAAAAATGGCAAGAAAAAACAATGAAGAGGCAAACGAGCAAACAGTAGATACTGTAAACGAGGTAAATATGAGCGAAGAAAACAAAGAAGAAAAAAAGACAATAGAGACATGGAAAAAAGAGTTGTCTGTTAAAGATTGGGTTTTTATCGGTATCTGCGAATCAAATAACTGGGCATCAGGCAAAAGCGTAACAAAAGATGAGTTTAACGATAAATTAAATTCTTTTATGAAATCAAAAATAGGGGGCTAAAATGGGTTTTTCAAAAAACACTATCACCGTCAAAGACGGCGCTCTCGGTTCGGCAGGCGGATACGCAAGCAACGCCTTTGCAATCATAGGTATCTCAGAAAAAATACCGGAAGGCATAATTACAATTTCAAGTATTTCAGAAATCGAAGATATGATCGGCGAAGGACAATTAAGAGACTTCCTTGTAGATGCATTCTCTTTTAAAACTCCTCCTATTGCTTATGTAAAGGTAATTGCGGGGAGTATAGCGGGAACAAAATCTGCAATAACAAAAACAGGAACAGGAAAAGGAACTTTCACAATCGCAGGAGATCCGAGAAACGAATATAAGATAAAAATAACAATATTATCCGAAGGCGGTTTAAATGTTGCAACATTTCAAGCGGAAGTTGACGGAAGGCTTTTGGCAAAGGCAACAGTACCGGCACTCGGAACAGGTTACACGCTCGGAAATACAGGTCTTACTCTCACATTTGACGACGGTAATCCGCAAGCCGGAGAAATTGCATTTGCTAAAGATGATACTTTCGTGTTTACAACAACAGCACCCTCTGCGACTAACGAAGAGGTTCTTAATGCAATCGATGAAGTCTTTGAAGCAAAAAAATCATTCAGAGTGCTTTGCGTTGCTTTACAAACAGATAAAGTATTCTGGTCGGTTTTCCAATCAAGACTCGAAGCGGAAACCGATAAAAACTTCTTCTGTCGCGGACTTACTTTCTGTCGCGATAAAATCGATAGCGAAACAAGAGACCAATACATTACAAAACTTACAACTCCCGAGCAAGAACGCGGTATGGTCGAAGGGAAAAGAATACAGGTCGTTCAATCGGTTTGCGAGATAGTAGATGCTATAAACGGAAACACTGATTACAGAAGCGTCATGGGTAAATATCTTGGCTGGATAATGCAGAATAAGATTTATGAATCTCCGGCAAAAACTCTACTCGGAGCGGTCGGCGGACTCGAAGCTATTAAGAAATATCTTGAAAGCGGAGAACAAAAACTATTTTCCGAAGGACATATTAAAGCCCTCGATAAAGCAGGTTTTGTTACAGTAAGAACTTATCACGAGAAAGCCGGTATCTACTTTACATCGGGAAGAACCCTTTGCGACGAAGCAAGCGATTTCGGGGAGATAATGAATTGTTTTGTTATGGATAAAGCGTGTACCGTTGTCGCTCAAAGATTATTTAACTTATTCAACAAAGACGAAGATATCGGAAGCGATGGGACAATGCTCGGACTTAATTTCATAAAAGCATACGGGCAACAACCGCTTGATGATATGAAATACATCAATCAAGAAATATCATCCGGAACTTTCATCGTTCCAAAAACACAAGACCTTCTAAAGACAAAAAACCTTAACTATTTTGTAGAGATAGTTCCAAAAGGTTACATTGTTACTTTAACAGGAACTATTAATTTTGTAAATCCATATGTAAGTAAATAAGGAGAAAAAAAATGCCAGATGCAACAGTAAACGGAGTAACTTTTTCAAGTAAGCATGTAAGAGCATTCTTACCTACAGGTTATGTTCTTGAACTCAAATCAATTGAGTACGGAGACAATCTCGAAAAGAAAACTCAAAATAATATGAATGGAATACCTATCGGCGAAACACAGGAGGATTATAAAGCAGACTGTAAGTTTGATATAGGCGTAACAGAATATAATAAACTTGTAGCTTTATCAGCCGCTTTTGGCGGTATATATCAAATCCCTGCTTTCCCTATAGTAATAAATTATCTTAACGGAAGCGCTGTTACATTTACCGATACCCTGACTGTATCTATAAAAAAATCAAGTCGAAAAGTCGGCGAAAAAGATCAATGGATAGGTCAATCAATCGAGTGTAATGTAGTAGGTCCTGTTTTGTGGAGCGGAGTACCTGCATATACGCCTGGAGCGTAAACTTAAACAATGGGCTTAAGCCCATTGCTAAATAAATCATGGAGGAAAAAATGAATAAAGAATTTATCACAAAAGAAAAAATCGAAGAGTTAAAACAAAAATATGGTCAGGTTTATAAATCTGAAATCGAATTTAAGGATGAAGAAGATAACGATAGAGTAATCGAAGTTATTTTTAGAAAACCAAACGCAGACGATCTTGACTGTTTTCAGACTGAAAGTCAATCATCGTTATCAATAGCAAGACAAAATCTTTTTAACTCTCTTGTCGTATATCCGGAAGACAAGAAAAAAGTAATGGATGAAATCGGTAATTACCATGGAGTTTATTTACAATTCGTTGAGGGGTTATCCCCTTTTTTGGCAATGAAAGCAAAGGTAAAAAACAGCAAACTTTAAGTAACATAAGAAAATTAAAGTTATATGTTTCAACCTTTCTCGGAATATCCGCCGATGGAATGACTCTCGAAGAATTGGAAGAGAAACAGATCGAAGCCGATTATGTCCGGAGTTTGAAAGTAGGTATTATACAGGAGGCTATAGTTAAGGCTTTTCCTGATGGATTATGATTTTAAAAAATAATAGGGTTTTTGTCAATGGGAAGTTTTGCAACCTGGATAGAAATAGAACTAAAAGATAATTTTTCATCGCAACTCACAAAGGCGGGAATGCAATTCCGCTCCTTTAAAGGCAATCTTGACGAGTTTGCTACAAAAGGCAAAATCTTTGACGATGTTGCGATGAAACTTACTATCATGTCTCAATCCGTTCAAATGGTTGCAGATTCTTTCGCAAAAATCGTTGACGAGCCAAAGAAACTCGCTATGGATATAGAAGATTCACTTGCTACCGTAAACTCTGTTTTGACAGACGATATGGCAAAGAATATGGAAGGATTTTCAATTACAATAAGCGAGGCGCTTAAATTAGTTGGCGATGAAGCATCTAAATTTGCGAAATCTCACGGCGTCAGTTCAAAATCATTTATTGATACAAATTATTTAATGGTAGGCGCAGGACTTAATACTCAGCAATCAATATTTGCCACAAGTCAATCAATGCTCCTTGCAAAAGCAACAATGGGAACAGCCACAGAAGCTGCAAATCTTCTTGCCAATATCTATAATAACATGGGAGATAAATTAAAGAACCCACAGGATGAGTTTACCAGATTATCTGATATTCTTGCAAGAACTCAGGGCGTATTTAAGATCAAAGATCTTAATCAACTTAATGAAGGTCTTAAATATGGCATACCGACAGCAAACGCCTTTGGAATATCGATTGAACAATTAAACGCTGTTATAGGGCAACTTAATAACTCGGGTTTGGAAGGTTCTATGGCGGGAACCGGATTTAGCGCTATGTTAAGTCAAATGTCAAAGGCTTCCGCAGAGGTAGGGTTTGATATAATTGTCAATGAGAAAGGCGATATGAATATCATCAAGACTATCGGAAGCATGAAGAGTAAATACGAAGAGTTATCAAAAACTCTCGGCAATCAAAAAACCGCCGATTTATTCAACAAATCTTTCGGACAGGAGGCTTTTAAATCTGTTTCAAACCTCATGACGCAATTTGATTCGCTGCAAGAAAATTTTAAAGCAGTTCAGGACGCAAGCGTAAACAGCGGCGCAACTATGGACGCATACAACAAAATAACTGATACTACAAGTTACAAAATGCAGAAACTCCAGGAGAGAAAAAACGAACTTAAAATCAAAATGGGCGAGTTGATGAAAGAATCAAATAAAATGGGGCTTGGTTTCTCCTCCGCCATTTTATCAATGAACGAAGCGTTTGTAAACTCACCTATCGGTGAAAAATTAACCATCATTGGAATGAATGCGGCAAATGTGGGAAAAGGATTTCTTAGCGCAACATCAGAGGGTATGCAGTTTGCGGCAAGCGGGCTTACCATAATCTCTCTTATGGAAAAAATGGGAACGGTAAAGAATCTATTGATTAATGGTTTCAGTTTATTAGGAACCGGATTTGGATTTATATCAAAAGCAATTATGGGAGTAATCCCCGCGATGACAGGATGGATAACTACAGCATGGGGGGCAGTAGTCGCTAACTGGGCTTTTATCGGACCAATATTACTTGGAGTCGCAGCAGTCGCTTTACTCGCAGGAGCTGTATATCTCATAATAAAAAACTGGGGAGCGGTCTCAAAATTCCTGATGTCAACATGGGAGACAGTAAAATCATTCTTTATAAATCTCTGGAACGGAATAGTCGGAATCTTTCAGAAAGCATGGGATTTTATCTGGAACGGACTACTCAATAACAGATTTATCCAGATCGCTCTCGCAGTCTTTATGCCAATAATCGGAATACCAATAATGATAATCAAACATTGGGGAGTAATCTCATCTTTTTTTGTTGGACTCTGGAACGGAATAGTAACAGGCGCTAAAAATATCTGGAATGGAATCACTACTTTCTTTGTCGGGTTATGGAATGGTATAGTTGCCACTTTTCAAAAAGCATGGAACTTTATCTGGAATGGACTCTTAAATAATAAGTTTATTCAAATCGCTCTCGCAATCTTTATGCCTTTTATAGGTCTACCTGTTATGATAATCAAAAACTGGGATAAAATTATATCATTTTTTAAATCAATACCATCATTCTTTAAAGGTATCTGGGATAAAACAGTTGACGGAGTAGATAAATCATTTAAAAAAATGACAAACTTCTTTAAAGGACTCCCCGAATTCTTTAAGGGTATCGGAAAATCAATAATTAATTTCTTAATCACGCCAATCAATGGCGGTATAAATCTCATAAACGGAATAAAAATAAATGTTCCTAACTGGGTTCCTATTATCGGCGGTAAAAAATGGGGATTTGATTTACCTAAAATACCATCTTTTAACACAGGGGTAAGAAATTTCAGCGGAGGACTTGCATATGTTCATAAAGACGAACTAGTAGAATTACCCGGCGGTTCTAATGTTTACACAAAAAACGAAACTCGCAGTATAATAAATAACAACAGAAGTAACTCAACTAACGGTAAAGTTACAAATAATTACAACATAAACCTAAATATAAAATCTCTTGTTAATGAGATAAAAGATATAGAAAATGCTAACCAACTTTTAAAAATAATCCTTAATCTTGCGGAGGCATCCGTATGATAATGTGGGGACTTGAATCGCAAAACTCATTTCAAAAATCTCTTCCTGTTGAAAATAAAGATATCGAGAACAAAGTTAAGGAGTATGAAGCCGATCTCGAAAAACTAAAAGGGCTTGCTCCAAGAAAACTTGAGATCGATAATGAACTAATAAAACTCGATAATAATGTTTTACCGGGAATCGTAAAAAATATAAGCGTAAATCAAGACCTTATGTACGACGAAGAGGAGATACCGGGAAAGTCAGGAAGACAGATACAAATAAAAGGATACGGAAACGCGTCTATTTCTATCAACATATATATTTTTAATCAATATAAACCGGTTGATCTATTAACAGTCGCCGATCTAAATGCAAACTACATAAAATCAAATGCGGAAGAATCAAAGAATGTTAAACTATCATCCTCAAAATATGAGCAACTTAAAGAACTCGAACAAGCATTTAAAAAAATCGACGATAAAGGACTCCCCGTAATATATAAAATAACAAACAAACATATAAATACTCGCGGAGTAAAAAAATGTCTATTTTCAAAACTTGACTCTTCGGAAGATATATCGGGATTAGATGTCAATATCACATTTATAGAGTGTGATATGGTTATAGAAAAAAAACAGGAACAAAAAAAAGAACAGGATACCGGAAAAAAAGCTACATATAAAACTCAACCTGAAAACAAGTTTGACGATGAAAGCAAAAAATTTAAAAGCATACTTGAAACAAAGAGAGGAAGATAATTATGACAGTTGTAAACAATTATATCAATATAACTTTGAATGGAAAAGATTATTTACTTTCATACTTTTCATTCTCCAATCTAAAAGGAGCTTTTTATTCAATCGCTAACGCAAAAAGTTTTGAAGAAATCGATTGTAAACTCGGTGACGAAGTTACAATTAAACTAATTTCAGGAGACGATAAAACCACTATTTATACGGGGTTTATCGATAATTTTATACTATTTAACGGAGAGTTAAATCTCGTTTTAAAAGAAGGTAATACAAAATTCTTCGGTGGAAAAATACTCGCAAATTACAGAGAAGAAAAAGCGGAAAGTATATTGTCAGACATATTATCGGAAATCGAAATAACCGAAAAAGTTATAGACTTTGAAGATGTGGAAATTGAGAGGTTTAATCTTAACTTTACGCCCCCTCATCTCGCTCTTACATATTTAATCGATACTATTTATCATTATACCAATAAAAAGATTATATGTTTTTTTGACACAAAGGGGAAATTTCACTTTGTCGAAGAGAAAAAATATATCGACGGAACAAAAGAGGTCGAGTTTAATACCGGCGAAAATATATTAAACGCGTATCCGGGACATATAGATACTTTTGTTTCCGATTTAAGACACAGTAATAAAATAAAGATTGACGATAGTTCTTTTATCTCAAGCGGTATTAACTTTTACTTTGGAAGTAAGCAAAAAATGGAGGTCTATTTTGAACCGGCAGAAAGTAATTGACAATTTAAGACAATCCCTTTTCCCTTACTCATTCCCCGAAATCGCTTGCGTTAACAAGGTTTATGAAGGAAGCGGAGAGGGAAAATATTGTTGCGATGTGGAAATACTTATCCCCGGCAGTCTTGAAAAGACCGACGAGGTTATAACAGAAGTTCCAATCAGTCCAATATGGGCGACAAAAAATAAAGCGGGCATTTACGCAATACCCGAAAAAAATATGATTCTAATCGTCGGATTTATTCGCGGTAACAGGGCTTTCCCGTATATTCAAGGAATTTATGGAAATCAATATGAAACGGCAGATTTTAAAAAAGACGAGTTTTTAATAACAGATGGAGATAAACAAAAAATCACTCTGAAAAAAGATGTTATCACTTTTGAAAACGGAGACAATATAGTAACTATCGATAATACTTCGGGAAGCGAACTTATAGAAATAGAGGACAAGTCGGGAAACACAATAACGCTCGATATGAATGGGATCAAAATCGTAGACGCTAATAATAACGAGGCGACATTCGGAAGTAGCGGAATAAAACTAAAAACTTCCACAACAACGCTTGATCTCGGTAGTCTTATAGAGTTAAAGAATACTGCGGGAGGATTGAAAGGATCTCTTTCAGACATCTGGGGAGAGTTATCAGGTCTTGCAACCGCAATCGTTACATTCGCCGGGCTTGTTGCCGCAATTAGTTACGCAGGACCAGGTGCCCTGGTTAATACAACAGGCGGAGGTATAGCAGACCTCGCCGCAAGTATCGGAACAATCGAAACAAAAGCGGCTTTAGTATCGGGAATCTTTAAATAAAAAAGGAATAATAATGGCTTTAAACGATTTAAAACTTGATAACGAATTAATGGATATATCTTTTTCGGCAGGCGATATCGAAACTTTGCAGAACTCAAGATCAGTCGCTCAGGATTTAAGAGTCGCGTTATTCAAATCCCTTTTTATATGTCTTAACGACGACAGAGTTTCAATAGAAGAGATTGAACAAATTATCGAAGATACTATCTTACAGGATAAAAGAATTGACTTTGACAGCGTGGATATAACTATCAAAACGGTTAACAATAAACTCTCTTTTTACATTCTTTTTAATGTAATTGATAGCGATAACCTTGAAAACATATCATTTAACGAAAACGACATATAAACGGAGGAATAAATGAGCTGGTTAAAAATAACAGACGACGAGAGAAAACAGAATATAAAACAAATAATAATCAACGAAACGGGGCTTAATAATTTTAATGAAAACTCTGTAATATTCACAATATTTACGGTTCTCTATAAAATCGTTAATGTAATTTATGCAGAATTAAATCGCTTGCTTAAAGAAACCGCTATTATAACCTCTTCGGGGTTCTTTCTCGATATGCACGCCGCTCTTGTCGGTTTATCTAGATATAAAGCGGAAAAGGCAAAAAGATATTTTATCGGAACAAGTTACGGAAGCGGTAAGGTAAAAGAAGGAACATTTTTAAACATAGTCGGAACAGATTTAAGGTTTAAAGTAACGAACGATGTCTCTTTTTCTGAAAATCAAACTTTTAATATACCGGTCGAGGCGGAATTTGAAGGAACTAAATATAACATCTCTCAAGGGTATAATGTAAAATCCGGTAAAGTCATAAACGGATTGGAAAATATTGCCATCTCAGACGAACCGCAATACTTGATACAAGCAGGAAAAGATGAAGAAAAAGACGACTCGTTACGACTTCGAGTTATGAATAGGTGGGTTGTTGCATCCGATGAAGCCCCTCCGTCCAAATATATATCAGTTACAAAATCAATTCAAGGAGTTGATGATGTTAAAATCGTTAGAACTCCAAGAGGTTCGGGAAGTATTGATGTAATAATAAATATTATCGACGGAGGAGATGAAACTCAAATTGTAAGCGATGTAACAAATGCAATAGATGAAATAATAGGAATCGCAAAAGATGTTCAGGTAAAGGTCGCTACTCCTCATTTAATATCTATGAGCGTAACATTCTCATCGGATATAAATACCGAAGTCCAGGTTAGAGAGGTAATCGAAGAATTCTTTAGAGATACAAAGATTAATGAAGTTAAAAAAATAGCGGAACTTTACAGCTACGCATATTTACATCCAAATCTTAAATTAAAAAGTATTGTTATAGAACCAAACGAGGATTTTATCGGAGTAGAAAATACCGTTTTAAAATTAGGGGTTTTAACGGTTATCAAGGACTAGGGAGAAAATAGTGTTTGAAGAGTTTATTAAAGAACAGGAACCATTTGCACAAAAAGAGAATTTCTGGAAAGTATTAGTAAGCATCGCTAAAATATTTAATATCGTTATGGAGGATGTAAAACTTACTATCAATAATTTCTTCCCATTTCTTGCCAATAGCGAATATCTTGAAAAACACAGATTATCGTTTCAAATATACAAATTAAAAAATTTTACTGAAAACGATATAAGAAATAAATGTACTTTCGCATATGAGACAAATTTTCATGTCGGCGAAAAAAAATCGTTATTTGAGTTTCTTGAACTCTATTTTTATCACAGATACTATATAAACGAAGCCCCGACAAATGTCGAGCGGGGATTCGTTTTGTATATAAAGGATCTAACAATCGATGAAAAAGATTTATGTGAAGAACTTTTGACATTCTGGCTTGATCCGGACTGTCTTTTCTGGGTGAATAATTATGTATTTTTACCAGAGACGGCAAAAGTCGGTTATTTTAAAATAAGTTATGGAAAAATAGGAAAGGTTGGTTAAAATGGACAGACAAAATTTTTATTTCGGTAAACTCGTGGATGTTCCGGAAATGAGAGATTTACAGAATAATATTGAGAACGGAATCAATGTTATTAAAACTATACTCGGAAAGGGGATTTGGAGAGGCGGGGCAATATCTATATCGCAAAATCTAAATCTTTCGATAGAAGATACCGTTTGTTTTGATAAT